AGGATGGCCAGGTGGTAGCGGATCTTATGCTGTAAAAACATTATCAGGCGCTCAAGTAGTGCCTGGCACTACTTACACTATTTGCGCTGGCGGAACTAGTGCAGTGTCAAATACAAACGACGGATGCCCGGGAAATACTAGTTATGTTACTGGCACAAATTTATCAAATTTTTGCGCACGTGGTGGATGCGGCGGCGACGTAAGATGCTATGGCTTTTGTTCATGCAGACATACTTGTCATCAAAGTTCTAACGTATGCTGTGCAACTGGTGGTGATGTATGTATCAGCGGCACATGTGGTGGATCGGTTATTCAATTCTTCTGTTATGCAGGTAGTCAGCAATGGGCTCCGGTAGCTCCAGGCACAGTATCAGGACCAGTATTTGGACCAAGCGGATGTACACCATATGTGGGCATTGGCAACGGGTCTCTATGTAAACCAGTATTTCCAGGCGGTGGCGGATTTTCTGCACAAGTACACAGTGGAGCTTGTTACTGCGGTTGGTACGGCGCAGCTGGACTAGTTATGGTAACTTACGGATAATATTATGACAATAATTTCAAAACTTTTTACATACGATTTAGCAGATGATTATCTTGCGCAAACTAATGAATTAAGAAAAACTGGTGCATGGACATATCGCGGACCTGACCGTATTTGGATGTTTGTTGATAACGAAACTAATGCGCCGTTTGGTACTAATTTTTATACGTTAGAAGAAGATGGTCCCACTATACCTACTCCGGAAGGATGTACTAAGCTAGAAATAGATTGCAATTCTAACCCGCTTTTTTGTACTCTTATTGGAGCAAGCGAGCATGTAGACGGCGGCTCGTTACCTCAATATTCTGAAGAATTACCTAACGGTGAAACTTATACTAGACCAATGGACCCAATGCCTGATCATACATACGAGTTCAACGGAGCAGTATATAATCCAGAAACACAATCATGGACTTATCCTTGGAAATCAACATGGGTAACTTGGGATAATATTAGAACTATTGTTGCTACTCAATTGAGCGAAGTTACACTCGAACTTGCTAAGTTATCAGATATGCCGCCTAGTTTGCTTGCAACACTTACTGCATATAAGACAGAATTGGAAAATTTTGAAACAACTTGGGCAGGAGTTGACGCATACAAAGTTTGGCTTCCTACACATCCAATTAGAAAATAATTAAATCAAGACCAAGAAGGTCTTAGATCTCTACTCTATAAATATTGCACTATATTTTAGGAGACACAATGAGATCTAAGGCCTTTTTTATTAACGGTGGTGCCGGCCGCGTTATTTGTTCAATTCCGGCTCTTGAAAAATACAGAGAAGAATCAGGAGACAAGGACTTCATCATTGTATGCGAAGGAGGCACTGACTTCTTCAAAGGGCACCCAACGCTATATCCTAAAGTTTACGACAATTGGCACAAAAACCTGTTTGAAGAAAAACTTATTAATATGACCATAGTAACACCTGAGCCGTATCGTGTTTGGGAATACTACAATCAACAATGCAATCTATCTCAGGCATTTGATATTGAGATCAACGGGAAAGGTGTTCGAGAATTACCGCGCCCTACTGTAAGATTATCAGTTGACGAAGCACTTACCGGCAAAAATATTGTAAAAGAAGTAAAAGAAAAAACAGGCAAGGACACTGTGGTAGTCTTTCAGCCGTTTGGAAGAGGCACCCGTGCTGAAAATAATATTATTTCTGACCCGTCTGGAAGAAGCTTCGAAGCGATTCATGTAGTAAACATTATTAAGAAATTGCAGGAAAAACATGCAGTTATCATAATGTCGGAGTTTGGAATTGATTTTTCTAAACACGGCTGCACTAGCCCGGTTGCTGCTCCACAAAATGCAACATTACGTCACTGGGCAGGTATCATCAATGAAGCCGATTGTTTCTTAGGATGCGATAGTGTAGGTCAACATATTGCGTATGCATTACATAAACCTGCTACAGTAGTAGTTGGTAGTACATTTATGGAAAATGTATCTTACCCAGGTGCTGATAAATTTGAAGTACACGATATGGGCGGAGATCGTCGACGTTACAGCCCTATTAGAATCACCATAGATGAAGTAGCTGATCGCACTAACGAAGGCATTATGGAAATGAACGACAAAATAGAAGAGTTCATTGCTAATTCTGTTAACGAACTAGTTGAAAAGTACCACGTAGCAGCACAGCCTACATCAGAACCATTAGTTGAAGTATGTAATACACCGGCTTGCTGCGGCTAATAAGGAAATTAATGAAACGATTATTTGTATTCGGGTGTAGTTATACCTCGTATTCTTGGCCTGGTTGGTCAGACTTACTAAGTATAGACTTTGATTATTTTGAAAATTGGGGTCTTGCTGGTATAGGTAACCGAGCAATTGCTGAGCGCATCACAGAGTGTAATGCTAAAAATAAATTTCAACCAGGCGATACTATTATAGTACAATGGTCAACCCACCTGAGAAACGATTTCTTTCATCAAGAAGGCACACTAGTTAATCGACTTCCCGGATGGAAAACAGCAGGGAGTATTTTTAACTATTTAAATGCTCCTATATATGATGAAAACTGGTATCGTACATTCTTTGATGAAGAAGCGTATTTCATGCATACACTTAACTATATCTCAATGATACAGAACTTGCTTGAAAATACAGGTGCAACTTGGCTTATGACTAGTGTAGGAGATGTACGTCAGTTAGGAACTGATCTTAACTATAAAGTCGAATACGGTGAAACTTCAATTTTTGATCAGCTTAAGGAAAAATTTGTAGGATCTCCTGAAAAGTTTGGCTACAAGATTAGTCCTTTCTTAAAAGTATATGACGATCCTATTTGGGGAGTACATAAAGACAAGTGGTTAGATCCAATATGGCCGTACATTATTGCTAAAAATAAAAAAGAAATGTTTTATATTTTTACAGATGGCGCTGGCAAGAATTTTATGGATCAACATTTCCGTACAAACGAGCAAGCTGAATGGCTTAAGGAAGTGTTGCTTCCTAAGTTAAACTTAACTGCAAAAACTGATCGATACAATGCAGTTGCAGATCGTGTTAATGAAATATACCTAAGTATGCCTGAAGAGGAACGACTTAAAACAGAATTTGAAAAACGTCTATTTATAGAACAGTTTAAATTACCGCGTTGGCCCAATATGATAAAAGGGTTTATACATTTTAGAGATGAAGGTTTAGAATGAAAAAAGATATTTGGATTGCAGCAATTGCCCGAGGACATAACTCAGGAGTATGTTTACTAAAAAACGGAGAAGTTATTTTTAGTATCGAAGAAGAAAGATTTTCTAGAAACAAATATGACGGCGGCCCATTCGCCTCTATGATTAAAATTTTAGACTACACCAAGAAATTAGATTACTTAGTAGTAGCACATACACAGAGTTTAAAAGATACTGCCGGTAAGATTGATTTTACCGGAGATGATGTATACACTGGCTTGGCTAGAAAATTAGGATTAATTGCTCAACACGGCAACTTAATTGAGCACAACCAAGTAGTTGACCTAAGTCACTTGCATCATAAACTACACGCAGCTTGTGCATTTTATCGTTCAGGGTTTGACACTGCAACCGCAGTAGTAGTTGACGGTGCCGGTACTTTCTTAACCCTTAACACTGCTCACGAAAGTATCACTGCCTGGGAAACCGAGACAGTATTTAAATGTAATTACCCTGCAAATTTTACTACAGCATACAAGCATATTGGTACAAGAGGTCCTATGCCCGAAACTGTTGTTAGTAAATGTCCTAGCGGATTCTACGGGGAAGTTAACGAAGACGGAACTGAAAGTACACACATAGCCGTTATTACTGAAAAAGCTGGTATTACTAAAGTATATGAAGCAGTAACACAATATTGCGGGTTTAGCAGTATTGAAGCTGGTAAAACTATGGGACTATTTCCATACGGTAAGCCTAACGATAAAATTCCTAAACTGTTTACCTCTAATGCAAAATACCCGCAGTCAGACAGGAATGTAGTAATTCCTACATACCCAAACGGCGCATCAGTTAATGCAGATATGTTTGAAGAACTAGCAGACAGTTCAAGTTCGGACCTGACAAAGATGCAAAATCGTAGAGATTTAGCATATGCATGTCAAACTGAAACACAAGAGCAAGTTTTAAATTTAATTTTAAAAGCTGTTGAGATGACAGGTAATAAAAATGTTGTGCTCAGCGGTGGCTACGGTTTAAACTGTGTTGCTAACTACTATTATTTAGAAACACTTAACAAGCATGGTATTAAGTTGTATGTTGAACCCATATCTAATGATGCAGGAACAGCAATTGGTGCCGCATTGCTGTTCTATAAAGGACTTAAGGTTGATGATGTTAAATTTACAAGACAAGATTCATTGTATTTAGGTCCACAATATTCGTACGATCAATCTGAAATTGAAAGATTAGCTGCACTATACGGCGGCACAGTTGCTCCGGCAACACACGATACCTTAGTTGATTTAATTACCTCAAAAAACATCGTAGCATTGTTCCAAGGTCGCAGCGAAAACGGTCCACGTGCATTAGGCAATAGAAGTTTAGTATTTGACCCAACGTTCGAAGACGGCAAAGACTTTGTTAATATGATTAAACATCGTGAATATTTTAGGCCTTTTGCAGGAAGTATTTTAGAAGAAGATGTGCATGAATGGTTTGACCTTCGCGGCATGGATAGTAGTCCAACTATGATGTATGCAGTACATTGCAGACCCGGTGTTGCAGAGAAGATTCCTAGTATTATTCACGTAGATGGATCTTGCAGGATTCAAACAGTAACACGCGAGCAGAATCCACACTACTACAATATTATCAAAACGTTCAAAGCCCGAAAAGGTGTGCCAATGGTGTTTAATACCAGCTTCAACTTAGGCGGTGAACCCTTAGTTGAGACGTTAGAAGATGCTCTATGGACTCTACAGCAAAGCGAGCTAGAATACTTATATTTGCCAGAATACGGGGTAATGATAACAGTTAAAAACAAATAAATATATGATACAATCATATACTACATGTTTAATATAACTAAGTTTTTTGGGATAGGAGCAAACGGCTCATTGTTAGCTAAAAACAATGCAGCCGTATCTCACAACGGGCCTTGGAAACAAGCGTACCCTAATACCGTAATAGATAGATGGCACGTTGGTGATTTTTCTAGTGCGGAATATACAATTTCAACAGATCTCAGCATGTCTAACAGAGAGATCATCAAATGTTTAGTAGTCGCTAATGTGCAAACTGCTAGCATTATAATATATGCTAGAAATAACTTAGGTAATGATTTGCTAAATGTGTCAGTTGACGTCAATAATAGCTATGTTGAAGTTTCTATAAATCCTATAGAAGTTACAGTAAACAACCAAGTAACTTTCACAAGCGCAGGCGCAAAAGCAATATATACAGTTCAATATTTTTGCAATCAGCAACCTTTGACTATCTAAATTTTTAGAGCATAAATATGTTAGTCGGAGGAGTACATGTCTACTATTATAAGTTCGCCGTTTAAATCTGAGTTTGGTTTTTCTAGTCCAAACTTTTCTGTCGACGCCTTAGGAAATGTAATTGCTCGTTCTATTATACAAAGCGAAGGCACTGCTAACGATGCTCCTGTCGACTTTGAAGTAACTGAATCAACAGGCGGAGCCTCATTTTACATAGCTCCGTCGACACTGAACAACCCGCCTATTGAAGTTTTTAGATCAAGTACATATGTGTTCAGCTTAGACCTTAGTGTACAAGTATTTAATTTATACTTAGAAGATCAGTCAACCTTATATACTGCTGGAATAAAACACTCCGATGGATCTATTGGAGTCGATGCATTGAGCAAACAGGAAGGCAAGATATCTTGGCTCATCCCTGTAAATGCACCAGATGTATTATATTACGGAAATCAATCAACGGGTGACTTTGGATTAATTACAGTCGGCGACGCAATTGGTCAATTTAGTACAGTAAACATTACTGAAGATATTAGCTCAACATCTGCTACTACTGGTTCTCTAACAGTAGTTGGCGGCGCAGGAATTACTGAAAATCTCAACGTAGGTGAAACTATTACCGCTAATGAGTTATCTAGCAGTTTAATTACATCAGCATCTACTCTAGAATTATCAAGCACTGGTAACTTATCAATCAGAATAAACAACACGGTAACTGGAACAATAGGTGTGTCGGGATCAACAGTCCCAGTTATTAACACAACAATCAATGACACAGTAATTGGGGACGTTACTCCATCTTCTGCTACCTTTGTAACAGCATCGATAACAGAATTACCTACAACAAATAATAACATTACAAATAAATTGTATGTTGATAGTACAGCCACCGCATTGGCAATAGCATTTGGAATATAAAAATGGCAAAAAAGCAGATTAAGAATTACGTATTTTCTCCAGGCATTGGAGCTCTAGATTATGTGTACCCAGATGCATACAGTTTACTAAATGCAAACAGAGACTTTTTGTTAGCTGAGTGTATTGCGTATATAAATCAAGAAATTATTGACGCTGCAAAATGCCAGCGCGACATTGGGTACATCCTCGACGGCGTTGCATTTGATATAGCACTTGGTACAAATTATAATTCTATTTTCTTAGGTTTAACTGAAGTTAATTCACTCGACTTATCACCGACAGTCTTCAGAACAATAAACAGAGCAAAAAATGCAGTTGCCGCACTAACTGAAGTTTCGTTAGATGTAACATCATTAGCAAGATCAACTGCGGCTTTCGATGAGATTATTGATATTGCACAAAATGGCCGCGCTGCTGCTAGTACACATTCGTATAGTAATCCAAGCGATGCATCTGCTAGTCAAATTGCTGCCAAAGATAAAATTATTGCAAACTTAAACTTTTTAGCTGCTGAAGTGAATGCATGGGTCAATGTAACGTATCCGTTACATAATCATGATGTAGCTAAGTGTACTAGAGATACAAAATATGCATTATATGCAGCAGCATACGATGTGTTATATGGCGGAAATAGTGCAACTTATGATAGTGCAAAATTCTTTTATTATTTTGCAACAAGCGGTGCAAGTGGCATTTCTGTAGAACATACTGCACAGACAGTGGCTGCATACCGTCATTTGCAATCTATCATTTCTAATGTTGTGCAAGGTATTGCAATTACTGCTAGTGTAGGAAATACTGAAACACAAGTTACATCGGGTACAAATGCTAACTCTGGTACTGGCGCTGTAGTAGCTAACTTGATTGATATTGTTGCAGACGTAGTTGAAAGCGGAACCGGATCTCTACCAGGCACACGCACTGTTCCGTCTATTACATGGGCAGCAGCTGGTGTGCAAGCATCAAAGACTGCAATAGATAGTGCTAAAACAACAATCATTGAATCAATTACATGGGATCCCGATTACACGTATAATCAAAGCAAATGCGAAAGAGATTTGGGCTACGTACTAGATGCATATTTGCACGATTTACGCTACGGTGGAAATCAGAAATTACGAAGTGTTATTAAGTACTATTGGGAAGGAAGTGTTGCGCAAGTCGACGGGACTAGAATTCCAGAAATAGATACACACGCTTTCATCGGCGATCTAATTACAAATTATATTCTGTTAAACGAACAGTATGATGTCCAAGGAACTGAACCACAAGTCATCGATAATACTAAGACGGCCGAGTCTTATCAATTTACTCCAACAAATATAGTATACACTCCGACTACCGGAGTAATGGTATTAACTATTGGTTCTCATAATCTTACAGTTAGCAGCCCAATTAATATTGCACCAAGCAGCTTGACATTTACCTGTGCGCTAGACGGCCATGCTACAGACCATAGCTATCCAAGAACGACAGATCCGTCATATAATGTTCCTGTATATATTACAGCAGTTACTGATACAACAATTACAGTAAACGTAGGCACTTCGTCTGATACATCTCGACATTTATTTGTAAGTGCAACTACAAATGCAATCACTGCAAGTGCATCTATTGCTATTAATGGCCTAGTAACAAATACAGTAGATGTTATAGAAAACGGTTTAAGTGCTATGCCAGTTGCTGTAGCACAAGGTGTTGGATCTATTAAAATTCAAGGCAATTACAATTCAAATGAATTGCTATTGATCACTAACACTACTCGTAATCAAATTATTTACAACTTCTCAACTGTATCAACTGGCGGCACAGTAACAACTCAGTTAAAAGGCACTGACGACGATTTTGTAACATACTTACAAACAACCGACGGCATCACTACTGTAATATTCAACTACGACACTCGCAGTCATGCAGCAACAGACGACATTCAAGTATTCATAGAAGAACCTGAAGTTAGAACACGACCATACGACTTCGGTACAGATGCAATCGAACGTAACCGTATTGCAACTCCGCAGTCTATGCTTGACGCTGACTTTGAATACGGCTTGCAGCCAACAAAATGGAGTGCAATTAGTACGTTAAGGGGATATCCATCTGTATACGAATTACCCGGTACTGATACAGATGTAGTATCAGTAGTAACAGATGCTAGTACAGGCACTAGTGGCATCGGTCAATCTAAGATAACAATAACAACCGTTGCTCCGCACGGATTTGAACCCGGTACTCCTATATCAATTAAGGCACTTGCTAGTTCAGTAACCGGTTCGGCCCGTGCTGAAGGTAATTTTATTATTACTACGGTGCCATCTAATACAACATTTACATATTATGCAAAGGCAAAAGTTGGAACAGCAAATGGTCAAGTATTGTCAACTAACTACACTCAATTAAGAAAATCTGGTTTCTATACAGGTGCATCTATTGGAAGACCTACGTTTGTTATTTCAAGTAACGGGTCAAGTGGAAGTTTAACTACAGTGCTCGATACACTGCCAGGTAGTTCAATTTTTGCATTCTCAGGAATGGCACCGGAAGTTGGATCACCGTTAACTAACGCTAACATCCCATTGGGATCTCAAGTTACATCTATTAACGGCGGTGGCGGCGTTTATTCTTCTAAACCCGTAGCAGCAAATGCAAATATTGGTGATTCAAGTATTGAATTAGCATCAACATCGGGCGTAATTCCTAACCTTGCTGTAGATAGAGGCGACGGAACTGCTATGTTTGTAACATCAGTAGTTGGTAATGTTGTAAACTTCAGTGACGAGTTTACTGCTGAGGTAACAGCAAATGAAGCAACTTACACAAATATTGCAGGTACTAACGACGGTTCAGTTGGTGTGGGGGCAACATTTGATGTAGACAATAACGCAGGTGTATATGACGTAACTATTGCAACCGCAGGAACTGATTTCCAAGTAGGCGACAGAATTATTATTAGTGGAACAATTATTGGCGGAGCAACACCTACAAACGATCTATTGTTGATCGTAGCATCTGTTGGAGTATCTGGTAACATTCTTACAGTTGACAGCTCAGGCGACCCATTTACCGGAACTACTACGTTGACTGGAATAACGGGCACAAACTTAGGCGGCATTGGCGTCCTTGGAGACTTCAATGTTTCGTGGGAAAACAACGTTTATACTAGTGTTACAGTTGGCGGGTCTGGAGGATCTGGGTATACAGTCGGTGATAGAATAAAGGTACTAGGTAGTTTAATGTACCCAGTTGGTGGTGCAGACGTAACAAATGATGCGTATATAACTGTAACTGCCATTGGCGGGTCTGGTGCAATAACAACAGCAACGATTGCAGGAACTGCACCAAATGCATTAAAAACATTCAATACAGTAGCATACACTACTTCGGGATTAGGAGTCGATGCTGTAGTTAACGTACAAGTTACAGGATCGTCGTATGGAGTCACTGTTAGCCCTGGCGGCACAGACTTCCAAGAAGGTGACACTATAACAGTATTAGGAACAGCACTTGGCGGCACTGCACCGACAAATAACTTAGTAATCACAGTTAATGGTATAAACCCAACCACTGGTGAAATTCTCAACGTTGGTTGGGCAGGTACTGCTAAGAACGCAGTTAGTGTAACTGGCGTTGCCGGCGATGTAGTAGTAGGTAGTGGTGCAGTATTTACGGTAGAGCTAGATGCAGGAGCATATACTGCTACTGTAACTAACGGCGGTACTAATTACGGTCCTAACCAGAAGATTGTTATTCCTGGCACTAGCCTAGTTGGTACATCTCCAACTAACGACTTGACAATTACAATTGCTACAACTAACGGTGTAACTACTGGAGTAATTTCTACAATTACTGATTCAGGTACAGCAGCTACTCCAAGTTTCCCATATGCAGATGCATTTGGTAGCAATCAACAAAATACTGGGCTTAACGCACGATTTAATCTTACTAGGGGTTCTAGTGCATATTCTAATATTCAAAATGCAGTGCAAGGAACCGGCTACCAAGTTGGTAACAGAATTATAATCCCAGGAACATTGTTAGACGGTACATCGCCCGCAAATGATTTATTAATCAATGTAACAGGAGTTAACGGCAGCGGCGGCATTTCTGGATTTACAACTAACTTCTCATCAGCAGCAGCTGGAGCAACATTTGAGTTTATCTCAACAATAAACATGACAGAACCAACATCTTCATTGGTGTTAGAAGGTTCAACAGTAACGTTCTCTGCACTAGCTACTGTAGAAGTTGATTTTATAAACCCACATGGATTAGTGCCTGGTAATACATTTATTGTTACAGTTAGCAGTGATAACGGGTCGAACAACCACTTACTTGCATCGGGTTCGTACTTTGCAACAGATATACCGAGTACTACTAGTTTGCGTTATCAAGCCAGGGCACCAGGTGCAATTAGTACAGTTGGAACACCAATCTTAGGAACAATATATCCAAGGCCTGATAGCTTCTTCACTCATCGACCTTTTGATGGCGGTGTTCAGTTAGGCACAGGCGGTCCGCAACATGGTTCACAGGCAATTCGTCAAAGTAAAAAGTATATTCGATATCAGTCCGGTAAAGGTATCATGTACACTACTGGTGCATTATTTGCGCCAAGCTACGATCTAAGATCAGTTGAAGCAGACGGAATCGAAGTTAATTCTCTTATTACTGTAGTAACGGACGACAACGATCATGGCGTACAAGTTGGCGGAGTAATTCGATTATTAGGTATTGAAACAGAAGGCTACAACAGCGGAAGTGATGTTGCAACACCTCCTGAGTTTGATTATACAGTCGTGGACGTTGTAGATGAGCGTACTTTTAAAGTTCGAGCTCAAAGACGTTTAGGTTCAACAACGGCTGTGTTAGGTTTCGCTGCACAAATGAGTGTAATAAGTTGGCACGGTGCAACAGTCCGCAGCGGAATATTCGACGATCAGAACGGAATTTTCTGGGAATATGACGGTACTAACCTTAGCGTTAATCAAAGAACAGGTACTAAACAATTGTCAGGAACCGGCAGCATTTCAGTCGACGATAACTTATTAATTGGAACAAATACTCGGTTCCGTGATCAAACTAAAGCCGGCGACAGAATTGTTATTAAAGGTATGACACACGTTGTAACTAATGTAATAAGCCAGACTCAGATGTCAGTATCGCCCGACTTCCGAGGTGTGTCTGCTGCAAGCGGCACTAAAATTATGTTAATTGTTGATAAGAAAGTTAAACAATCAGAATTTAACTTAGACCGATTAGACGGAACAGGACCAAGCGGATACAAAATAGATATTGCAAAAATGCAGATGATTGGTATTCAATACAGTTGGTATGGTGCTGGTTTTATCGACTTCATGTTAAGGGGTTCAAACGGTAATTTTGTATTTGCACATAGAATGCGTAACAGTAACGTCAACACTGAAGCGTTTATGCGTTCAGGTAACTTACCTGTTCGTTACGAAGTAAGCAATGAAGGATTCCCGGGTAAACTAGCAGCAGCTATGGATAATTCACAAACGTACATTGATTTAGAAGACGGTAGCTTCTTCCCAGATGCTGGTACTGTGTACATTGATAATGAGATAGTTTCATTCACAGGAAGAACTGGTCATAGATTAACTGGATGCACACGATCAGCACCGTTTTCAAACTTCCAAGCCGGAGCTGACCGTACATACGAAGCAGGCGCAGCACTATCACATGCTGACAAAACAGGTGTAATATTATTATCTAATACAATTACGCCGTTAATTAGCCACTGGGGTAGTGCGTTCTTAACAGACGGCGGGTTTGATGAAGACCGTGGCTACATTTTCTCATATGCAGAAAAGAATATTGCAATCTCAACAACTAGACAAACAGCATTCATGATTCGACTAGCTCCTAGCGTTTCTAATGCTATTACTGGTGACTTGGGAGAACGTGAACTTCTAAACCGTGCGCAGTTATTACTGCAAGGACTTGAAATTACTTCAGATAATCCAACTACTGCACAAGCAGGTGGCATTGTTGTTGAGGGAATTTTGAATCCAAATAATTATCCCTTAAACCCAAGTGACGTTGGTTGGACTAGACTAAACAGCGTAGCGCAAGGTGGACAGCCAAGCTTCTCTCAAGTTGCTGCTGGTGGTTCTGTTGTATGGTCATCAGGTGCTAGTGCAACTACTGCTACTGCTACATCATCACCGGTTGTATCAGTTCAGTTAGATTCTGGAACCAACGCCTCGGGCGGCAACAGCAATTACATATATGTAAACGCAACTGATTATAGAGCAACGTTCGGTAATAATGATTTAGCAGCAGTGACTGGTAAGACTATTACTGGTTCTAATATTAGATCTAATACAACTATCATTAGCGGATATATTAGTCCTACTGATAGTTATGGATACTTTCAAATATCTAATACAACGTCTGGTAATATTAATGCAAACACTAGTAATGCTTTCACGGTTGTAGCAACGTCATCATTAACTAACAGAAACATTGCATGGTTTGATACTACAAGTTTTGCAGCTACATCAGCAAAGGTTGGTACTAGTGTAACAACCGGTAACACTGTAACATTCCCAACTAACACTACAATTAACGCTATTACATTAAGAACGTTTGGACCAACACAGTACTACGAAGTTCAGTTTACAAACTCATATACTGGAACACTTGCAGCTAGCACAGGTACTATAACATTTAGTTTCGTACAGCCTCCGTATGCACAACCGGGTGAAACTGTATTCTCGTTCATTGCTAACCCAGGTGAACGTGCAACATTAGATCTAGGGCAGTTGAAAGAGTTAACTAATACTCCATTAGGCGGTAGAGGTACATTTCCTAATGGTCCTGACGTGTTAGCAATTAACGTATATAAAGTTAGTGGCGACGCAGTAACTTCTAATATTATTATTCGTTGGGGTGAAGCGCAGGCTTAAAGACTATCGATAATATCGATAACTGTTTGGATCTTAGTTTGTATAATGCGATTACGCAGACTAAGATCCAATCCCTTATGTACAGGTTTAGGAAGATTGTTGAGATCAAACCACCCCCATGCAATATGTTCGCTACTTAACACAGGTACAAACTCAGATTCAACTACGCAAAAATATGTGTGAAATTTAAAAAGACTGTCGTTAGATACAAATCTTTCCAATGGTACTGTTTTCTTAATATCAGGCATTGCACCTAATTCTTCTTCGATCTCTCTATTGAGACCTTGCCACGCTGATTCACCCGAATGATTAGTTCCACCTACTAATCCCCAACGTCCGGCATGTTTACCGTTTGCTTTCTGTAATAACAAAAACCTGTGAGTTGTTCTGGCACAAATTAATGCACCAGAACAATCAATTTCTATTAGAGTGCTATTCTCCATTTTCCCTTCTTGTACTCGCCTTCAAAAGACTTTGACCACTCAACACCGTTCCATTTGTACTGTGTTCTAGTGTAAAAGTTCATCTGATACACGATAGTATCTGTAGTTTCTTTGGCCGAAAATACAATGACCCATTGATCACCATCCCATTCTATAATATCATTTACTTCGGCGATAGTGTCGGACCCGTCGTTGTTTTTCCAAGCATCCGGGCCATCACTATTTGATTCGTGTCCAATATCGTCAACAATGAGATATCTAGTTCCGGCTACTACAGTATGTAGCTTAGGATTATATGTTGTAGGGTCAATAATGGCATCAAAGTATCCAGAGTCGCCTGTTAGTCTTGCCGGTCCGGTGATTGATGTATTTGAGGGGAATGTATCAGTGTCCCATACAGCAGTCATTAACGTATTATCTAACGGATTTAATGTTAATGTTCCTACTACAAATGTGCCGTCAGGTTGAGGTAAGAAAATCTTACTTAACCCAGCTACAAACTTTCCAGGATATTGCTCAAGCGCACTGAGCCATGACGCCCACGTGCCAGGTAGAAGATCAACAGTTTGTAATCTTATTACTGTTTCTTCTACAAAAATGTCATAGTTTCCAAGAGCAACTTGCTGGTCAGCTATTATGCTGACAGGAGCACCGGATCCCTGGGTCATATCAACTCCTAGCCCGTCGATATAATCTAATACTGGGCTTCCGGTACTATTATAAATGTTAGCAACAATGTTAGTAATAATGCCCAGCTTTTTAATTTTAGTAGGCGGACTCAACCAAATAGGAGTTTTAAAATTTAATGTTGCAATGTCAATTGCTGAGTTAGTACCAACTGGTACAGATCTAGAACTGAACACAACATCTTGTAACTCAACTACACTTAAACTAGTCCAGTCAATATAGTTGTCAGTAGTTTGTATCTCTAAACTAGGATTAAACAACATTAATATTTGTTCAAGTATTTGTAATTTTTGATCAGTACTAGTTGACCATATGTCAACCTTCAATGTAAGATCAAACGGCGTAGGCATGATTCTTTCAACTGTATAGTTGTTACCTTGAGCATTAGTGTAAACTGGATTATCTGGATCAGTGTAGTCTATGCCTCGTTCACGAATATTTAATTTTCCCACGTAAGTAGAATCGCCGAGCCTGTCTCTAGCTAAATCTAAGTCACTAACATATACTGCAATTCTTGGCGCACTTGCTACAGCATTTTCACTGCCTTGGTTGATAATACTTGCTGCTTGCCTATCTTGGTCTCCGTACATTACTGGTACTCTAACTAACGTACCATCGCCGTACTTAACTACAAAATTGCTTAATAATCTTACAACCTGAGTAAGATATCGTCTAATTTGACCGTCATAAAAATGCTGCATTAGAAATCCGCCTTAGGACGTAGCGCCTTGCTTAGGCTTTGTCGCTGTTCGTCTCGATTGTTATATAATCTTACTTCCCATGCTCCGTCTGCCGGTACTGTTTGTTGAACAGAATCAACAATAGGAAGAGTAACTTTTATTTTATTAGATACTACTTGAGTAACTGGATCAGTGTAAGAGTACGATGTTATTAAACCGGTAGTATCAGCAATAACATAATCAAGCTCTACTGTATCTAATTTAATTACTAGATACAATGCTGTAGTATTTTCTGTAGTATAATCAATAGTTGTTGGAATTACATATCTATAGTTTGACGGAACTGGTTCTGCTGGAGGCAATTTAACTGTGTCAGCCGTGACAATTTGATTATATGTAAACGTGCTGTTATTAATGAAACCAGTTCTAAGAGTCATTCTGTTGCTAGTATTAGTCATATCCATACGCACTGCGTCTTCAACTTTGACCCATCTTGCGCCGTCATATCTAAACAATCTATTCGGCAACATATCAGTTCTTAAAAAATGATCATGTATAACGGCAGCAGCAGGAAAAGCAATCCCAGAACCAAATGCTGCTCCGTTAGATGGCATACCGTCACCTAACAAATAGCCTGTGTAACCAGATCGTTTAGGCGTTTGGTTAATTCTACTAGCATCTAATGATGTAGTACTTGCATCTGGTGGAGCAGCAGAATCGTCTACTGTTATAAGAGCAGGGTTACCGTTGTCGTCTAACGCTAATGTAAAAAATTGCTGTGTTTCATAACCACTAAGCGGAGCATCTGCCTCTGCCTGTGCAATAATAGCATCGTTAATTTGTAAATTCTTGCTGCTTGTGCTTAGAATATCTTGTAAGGTATGACCGCCATACCCAGTAAAATAGTCTGCATTTGTAGGTAATATTCCAGCAGTTGTGGTAGCAGTAGTAGTGTACAACGTTCCTTGATATCTCACAATTTCGCCAATATTATACACTGCGGTTGGATCATAATCGCCTACAAAGTTTGCATCAGTGTTAATAGGTTTTGTCAAAATGTCTGCAAATTGTTGGCTATCAACAATCTTCTTAAGTTTTAATCTATATAAATGTGGATACCACGTTTTACTAAATCCTTCAGCAGCACGGCCTACGTCATCAATTACAAAGTAACGAGGCATAGCAACATCAAAGTCGCTAATTGCAAACTCGTCTTTCAAATGAGGTAATTCTATTACATCGCCGCTTAGTGGATTACGACCAACAGTACTAACAAAGTCGTTAATATGCACAGTCATATAAACTGTATCCTGGTCAATAAATAGTCCAAACTGACTTAAATTAAAATCAATATCTTGCACATTATACACGCCACGCAATGTGTAGATTGAGTTATCGTACTTTCTATCCCTATTTTCTAAAAACAATAAATCTTGAATATTAGTTTCTTTGACTACATTATACTGAGGCTGATCAGCTGTAGCATTTGCGTCAGATGGGTTTTTAGGACCAAGGTATTTGTGCAAATATAAGTCAGTGCCGCCTACCTGAAACATTTCAGATATGCTGCGATCTAGAAACTTATAGTCGTTACCTTTTTCGGGTTTGTAAAGTGATAAACGTGGCATAGTACAATATTTAGCGATAAATAACATGGGAGAACTAAATGTCAGAAAATCCACAAGCTGTTAAACAAAAAGTATTCGATTACTGCCGTACTATGTTAGGTGACGGCATGATCGATGTTGAACTAGACCCGATTCATTACGAAACCGCTCTAGATAAGGCACTAACACGTTTTAGACAGCGCAGTCCTAATGCTGTAGAAGAAAGCTACATGTTCTTAGAACTAGAAAAGGATAAAAATGACTATATCCTACCGCAAGAAATTATCAATGTGCAGAGTGTTTTTAGACGAACATTAGGATCTAGAACCGGTGGCGGCACTGGCAGTAACTTTGAACCGTTTAACTTAGCCTATACAAATACCTACTTGTTAAACAGTACTATGCTAGGAGGCATAGCTACCTATTATATGTTTGCAAGTTATCAAGAACTAATTGGGAAAATGTTTGGTAGTTACATTGAATTTCAATGGATTCCTACAAGTCGCACACTAAGAATATTACAACGTCCGTTTAGTGAAGGCGAAACCCTATTATTACGCTGTCAGAATTTTAGGCCAGATTACACAATCATCGAAGACATTTATGCTAAACAATGGGTAAGAGATTATGCTCTTGCTAACTGTAAGATTATGTTAGGTGAAGCACGTAGTAAGTTTCAAAGTATTGCTGGGCCACAAGGTGGCGGCGCATTAAACGGCGGCGACTTGAAAACTGACGGTAAAGCAGAGATAGAAAAATTAGATAAAGAATTAGAAACGTTAATATCTGGTGGAACTGGATACACGTTTGTTATAGGGTAATTTATGAAAGTATACGAAATCCTATCCGAAGGAGTAGCAGGGCCGAAAAGCTGCTGGCCAGGCCATCGCAAAGTGGGTACACAACCCGGCACTGGCAAGAATAAAGGCAAGCGTGTAAACGACTGCGAAAAGATCAAAGAAGATGCAGATCAACTATTTGATCAAATTGAAGAAATGGTCGAAGCATGGGCCGAAGCACACGGAGTTGACAGCGATGTTATTTGGGAAGACTTTGACTCAGTGGACGACTACGAACTTCTAGACGAAGCAGCCGCTTGGAGAACTAGCAAGGGCAAGAACAAAAATGGCGGATTAAATGCCAAGGGTGTTGCAAGTTATCGTAGAGAGAATCCAGGTAGCAAACTGCAAACTGCTGTGACTACAAAGCCTAGCAAGTTAAAAAAAGGCTCAAAAGCAGCCAAGCGCCGTAAATCATTCTGTGCTAGAATGGGCGGCGTTAAAGGGCCCATGAAGAAGCCCAATGGTAAGCCTACTCGTAAAGCTCTGGCACTACGTAAGTGGAATTGCTAATATGCGAGTACAAGAAATTATCACTGAAGTAAGGCAGACAAAACCTACTAAACGACAATCACAGTCAACTAAAGGCATGAATATTTACGGTGATAAAGAAAAAGCTAATAGTGACTATGTGGCGTTTAAACTAGGGCAAGCAATGGCCGGAACTGACGGAAAAACTAAACCAGATATTGATGGCAAGAGCTGGCACGGCAAAAAGAAAACAATATATCCGTATACTAAAGAAGAACAAGATATGTTTGTCCAAGCCGCTAAAGTAGTTGGCGCAGACTACGAAGATTTAAATCATGGCGATATGCGCAGTTTGGAATTGGACTCTACTAATAAGGTTAGCCCAGTTGCAAAACGCAAAACGAACAAATACGGCGTATAATCGCTCTTGACATCATTGTATTAAAACTGTAATATATAGTATCAGCTGGAGATACTATGATTATAGGCTTTGTAGGTTTTATCGGAAGCGGCAAAGATACCGCCGCAGACTATTTGGTTAACTTTCACGGATTCCGACGTGACTCATTTGCTAATACCCTTAAAGACGCGGTTGCTAACGTATTTGGTTGGGACCGCGTTCTGCTTGAAGGGCGCACAAAAGAAGCAAGAGAATGGCGAGAGCAAGTAGATACTTGGTGGGCAGAGCGATTGGGTATTCCTGAACTCACTCCAAGATGGGTTCTACAACGTTGGGGTACAGAAGTATGCCGTAAAGGGTTCCACGATGATATTTGGATTGCAAGCGTTGAAAACAAAATGCGTAAAACTACAGATAACATTGTTATTAGCGATGTACGATTTCCAAACGAAATTAAAGCAATACACAATGCAGGAGGTTTGGTTATTCGTATTAAGCGTGGTGATGATCCTGAGTGGTATGACGCTGCTGCTAGTATGAATCAAGGCCCTAATGGCAATACTACGTGGAGCATTAGCAAAGCTAAACTTGAAAGATTAGGAATTCATGCTAGTGAAACAGCATGGGTAGGCGGGAACATCGACCATACTGTTTGGAATAATAGTTCGATTGATGACCTGTTTGACCAAATTAAAAATCTGGTGTTAGACCCCCTTGACGCCACTGAAACCCTTCCCTGTGAAGAGTCCGTTGGCAATTAGCACATACTGATTTTAGATTAGCTGGGCGGGAGTTATTAAGATTTCCGTCCACATGGAACACATTAAATTGTTCTTTGTACTTTGACTTATAACCGCACTTGTCGCATACAAGTTTCATGCGATACCCGTCCTGATACCACTTAGGATTCCCCTTTCCGACACCGCCATATCTAGTACACACTTCGCATTTAGAGCGATAGTATATCTTACCGCCTTTGCGATAGTTAATAGCTGCTGGTCGTTGGCCGCAATTGCATAAAGGTCTAGTCATACGCATATTTAGCTGCCCTTTTTAATACCTTTTCGGTCTGTTATAACTAGCCATTTTTAGATTTTATCAATAAATACTAGTAGAACAAAAACCTTAGGAGATTCCAAAGATGGCATTAAGTTCACCAGGCGTAGAAGTCAAAGTAATTGACGAATCATTTTATACACCAGCAGCACCGGGCACCGTTCCTTTGGTTATCGTTGCCACTGCTGAAAACAAAGCAAACAGCGGAGCAACCGGAACCGCCCCGGGAACACTTAAAGCTAACGCTGGAGAAGTTTATCTTCTAACAAGTCAGAGAGATCTAGGGGACACGTTCGGTGACCCAGTCTTCAAGACAGACTCAAGTAACAACCCAATTCATGCAGGCGAGCAAAACGAATATGGTCTACAAGCAGCTTACAGCTTGCTAGGTGTTAGCAATCGTGCTTATGTAGTACGTGCTGATATTGACCTAGATACACTAAACGCAACAGCAGATGCACCGGCTGCATTAGCTGCTAATGGCACATACTGGTTTGATACACAAACTACAACATTCGGTCTTTTTGAATGGAACAACGCCCTAGCAACAACTACGGGTGGGCAAACATTTACAAGCAAAGTTCCGACTGTTATTACAGACGAAACTAAGCTAGTTGGTAACTCCGTAGACGGCGATCCTAAGGCATCATTTGGTGCATTAGGTGACTATTGTGTAGTAGCAACTAACAGCGAAAACAAACTTTTTTACAAAAACCGTGACGGTATTTGGGTTCAAGTTGGTACAGAAGCTTGGTTAAACAGTTGGCCAGTTATCGCTGCAACTGTTGGAACAACAACCAGCAGCACATTTACTATTAACGGTACAACCGTTACTACAACAGCCGCTATGTCTGCAACAGCACTAGCAGGTGCTATTACTACTGCATCTATTCCAGGAGTTACTGCCGAAGTGCGTAATTCTAAAGTAGAAATATTTGTAGATGCAACAGCCGAATCAGATGGTAATACAGCCGACGGCGGTATAACTATTGCTGGTACACTAACGGGCACAGGCCTTACTGCTGGAACATATTTTGGCCCAGCATTACAAATGTCTAAGCACACTAGCGTTCCGCTATACAAGAGAAAAGACATTGCAAATGGCCGTCCAACAGGTTCTGTATGGGTTAAAACAACTGAACCAAATAACGGTGCAAGATTCCGCGTTAAACGCTTCAACTCTGCTACATCATTATGGGAAGCAGTTGAATCTCCAATCTATAGCAGTGCAGCAGATGCAATCTATAACTTGGATAGAACTGGCGGTGGCTTAAACATTGCTACAGGCACATTGTTTACAAAAACTAATAACAACGAACTTAGTGGTCAAGATAGCACACCAGCTGTAGTAGATTTTACAATCTATCGTAGATCTGCAACAGGTGCAACAACATTAACTTCCGCAGTTATTGCTACACAGTACACTAGTGCAACTACTTACACATTTGATATGGCTGAAAGTTTAGTCGGCGGCGTAATGGACGCAGCAAAAACTATCACCTTAACTTCAGTATTAACTGGCGGCACAGGCGATGCAGATTTCATCGCAGGTGCTATTAACTCTGCAGGATTTGCACACATTGTTGCAGACGTTGATGCTCAAAATAGATTAGTTATCACACACAATGCAGGTGGTGAAGTACAAATCAATGACGGTACAAATTCTCCATTGTCAACAATTTACAGTACAACAACTACTACTAACTTGTTTGCAGCACCTACCGGACTAGACGGATACAACTTTGTAGGTAGCTTATGGGCTCCATTAACTTACACAGCAGGCAATGATGCCCCAACTAGCTTAACTGACGATGGCACATTGTGGTACAGCAGTGTAGTTGATGAAATTGATATTATGATCCATGATGGCGACACATGGGTAGGCTATAATAACTATGACTTTGGTGATGGTGTAGGTCTTACAGATGCAGCAGGTCCTCTTGTAGCTGCTTCAATGCCAGAAACACAAAGCGACGGGGTTAGTGCTCTAGTAACAGGCGATCTATGGATTGATACAAACGATCTTGAAAATTTCCCAACAATTTACAAGTACAACGACGATGCAGTTAACGTTGCTGGATTTAACAGCAGAAAGTGGGTGTTAGTTGACAAGACTGATCAAAGTTCTGAAGATGGTGTGTTATTTGCAGATGCACGTTACAACACAGCAGGCATAAACAGCGATGAAGCTGGATTAATTGCAGACCTGTTAGACAGTGATTATTTGGATCCAGACGCACCAGATCCAGCATTATATCCAAAGGGAATGTTGCTATGGAATTTACGTCGTTCAGGATTTAACGTTAAGAAGTTTGTAAGAAATTACATTGATACTTCTAGCGATAACGAGCGTTACAACAACAGCGAAGCAATGGCTGATTACTATCCACACCGTTGGGTAACAGAATCAGGTAATCAAGATGATGGTTCAGGTACATTCGGTCGCAAGGCACAACGTAAAGTTGTTGTACAAGCTCTTCAAGCTCTAGTTAATGCTAACCAACAAATTCGTGACGAAGACGGCCGCATTTTTAACTTGATTGCTTGCCCAGGATATCCTGAGTTAATTGGTGAAATGATCAGCTTGAACTACGATCGTGGTTTAACAGCATTTGTTGTAGGTGATACACCTGCACGTTTAACACCTGATGCAACTAGTTTGCTAGCATGGGGTAACAATGCTAACGGCGCATTAGAAGATAACGATGTTGGCGCAGCTAGCTTCGACGAATACATGGGTATGTTCTATCCATGGGGTTACACAAGTGACAACTTTGGTAATAACGTTGCTGTACCACCAAGCCACATGATTTTACGTACAATTGCATTAAATGACCAAGTAGCTTATCCATGGTTTGCACCAGCAGGTGTACGTCGTGGCGGTATTACTAACGCTACGGCTGTTGGTTATGTTAGCAGCGAAGGTGAGTTCAAGTCAGTTGCACTGAACGGCGGCCAACGTGATACATTGTATGAAACTAAAGTCAACCCAATTACGTTCTTCACAGGAACAGGTTTAGTTAACTACGGTCAAAAGACTCGTGCTCGTGCAGCAAGTGCATTAGATCGTATTAACGTAGCT